CAGGATTGTGGCGTAGTTCGTGCATCAACTGAAGCCAACGCTCGTCATCAGGTTGGTTCCCCAACGTTCTAAAGACAGAGCGGGCCCAGGACAACAACGACGCTTTGCCGCCAGGTTTGAAACTGTGGCTACAAAATTCGACCATTTCAGGGGTCACTTCAGTAGTATCAGTTATGCGAAAACCGTACTTTAAATAGTTTCGGGCTTTCTCAAACTCTGGCTCCAGACAATCGTCACCTACGGCTCGGGCGGGAACTGGCCCAACATAGTCGGGATTCGCCTCATAAGCTAATGTGGCACTAAGTCCCTCACGCATAACGGAGTTACCAGCACCAGTGACAAAAGATCCACTGGTCATTATTATATCTTGTGTTATAGTCACGAAAAAGCGGCCATTCGTCAACGAAAACACTTTCCGACGAATCACAATGATCCATACACGGTACATGTTCTCGGCAGGAGTGCCTCGCGCATTGGTTAATGTAATACGTGCTTCACACAGCATACAAAACATCCAAAAGCGGACAGACCAGTCCCAGCCACTGATATCGCTACCAGTCATTCTAAATTCTTTCAATAAGTCCATAAAAGCCTTATAGACCATCGTATTTTGACGGTCAGTAAAGCCGATTCCAATCATCGACGGTATTGTCCACCAAGTTTCAATTTCAGCTTGGTTTTGTTTCTCATGCAAGACTCGCTCGCAAATTTGGTTAACAAGGGACATCCCGGATATCAATCTCATCCTACCAGTTTTCACCTTTTCAGCAGTATGTGGTTCTTGTTTCACGTGCTCGCGCACGGGATCAGCAAAACCATACTGGATAAGTTGAACTTCCGTGAGTTTCTCCACCTCAAAACTAGGCGTATCTCGCCACAGTTTAAGTCTGTCTAAGCAAACTTTCTCAATAAAATCTCTGTTGTTAGACAAGATTTCATGGTTATCAGCCCCTAATTCCGAATATGGAATACCTGGGCTGGCATCATCATTGAGGAAACCAGAATTAATTATTCTTTTAATGGCTCTAGCGAGACCATCGTCAGTAAAATCAATCAATGGGGTACGAGGATACACCTTTTCGATGTACTCAAGGGCCCGCATTTGACAATCAAATGGCGGGTCAGGGGCCCCAACGTCAAACCTTCCAGCCTGAAAAATCAGACTAGTTAATTCCGCGTCGGGGCCTCGGGTAGGGTTGGCGTATTCGTTGACTTGGTCAGCGATTTCGCCTTGGAGCTGGCGGCATTTCGTTTGCCACGGTGTCTCTTTTCCGACTTTGTTCCGCCCTTTTGAGGCGTACTGTTCGGCTTTTCCGACTTCTTTAATTCCTGCTCCTTTGGTACTAATTGTTCTTTCTTGGTCGAAGAAGTTGTACCCTCCAATATTTGCGAGTTCTTTGGCATACTCCCCCCCGCTCCCGCGGGGGAAAAGCCATTTAAACGCAACAAATCAAAAGGTTGTACTTCAAAGATGGGGCCGTCGTACCCCAATTTGTGGTGGATGTGGTTCTCATCATCGTCGTAACCAGCCCAAGGATCATCGTCCATCAAAGTTTGGTCAGGAATGAAAAGATCCTCGTCTTCCCCTTCGGGTCGAAAATCATTCCAATCTAACATATCGGCATAAGCCTTACTTACTTTAATAAACATCTGTACCCCTTCATCATTAATGTAAGGGACGTAAACATCGGTTTCATTCGCAACTCCATCTATCTCTCGTATGTTTTGAGCACTTTTCTTCTTACAAAGAAACACTTCGATAGTTGTCGCAATATTCTTACCAAGTTTTGGTACAGCACCACGGTGGACGCCAACAAGGGTATCAACCCCGTCGCTTTTTCTAAAAAGAGGAGAACCAGAGGTTCCATTACGCGTATTGCAATCATGCAATAACATCGCGCCATCATCCTCAGACCGATGTATTAATCCCAAAGTATAGGACCACTTTCCAGTTTTCACATCAAAGTCATAAACGCACGCCCGGGCTTGTTTCATCCCGAGTTGGTGTACTTTCGTTTGTCTAACACCAAGATGTTCCAGGCCTTGAAAAGAAAGAACGAGTATATCATACTTTCCTTTAGCTAGGGCCAAAATTTTGAGACCATCAATAGGCTTTCGCCCTTTAGGCCCACAAATGAACACCTTTTCCACACCACTATGCAAAGCCTGGTGTATGAGTTTTCCCTGATGTCCAGTGAGGTAAACAGCGTTTGATGCAACGCCGGCCAAACCCAAATGTGTTTGAACTACCCCACCATCCATGGTGGTACACTCACTTTCAATGCGCATCACGCCTCGCGGCCAAGCACACTCAAATGGCTTCTTCCCAATAGACATTTCCTCAATCACAGCAAGCTGATGACTGGGTATTGCCTTTGGTACTTCCTGAG